ATGAACTATTATTTAGATGAAAGTGGAAACACTGGTGATTTAATAAACAAGAAAAATGATATGGGTTTTGCAAATCAACCTATTTTCACACACTCATGTATAGGAATAGACGATAAAGATCAAGTAGAGCTAGTATATTTCATAAATCAGTTAAAGAAGCATTATGAGATAGATGAATCCCTAGAGCTAAAATCACAGGATTACTACATAAAAAAACCAGAGATCATATATAACATTGTTAGATACATAGTTGAAAAAGACTTCCCATTAGTATGTGAAGTAATGGACAAAAAATACAACGTTGCTATATCAATGGTAAACCATCTGATATTCCCCGCAATGCGGGATGAATCAAGCGGTGAAGCTCAATACATTAGAAACATACTTTCTGACTTCATCACAAGAAAAGCTCCAGATAACTGCTACACGTTGTTTTCCGAGTTATGTAAAAGTCCTAGTGAAGAAAAATTAATTATCACAATGAATTCTTTAAAAGAATTTTTTGAAAAAGAAAAGGATAATTTTGCTGATAGTGGTTATACAATATTGATGATTAATGAAACGTTAGATGACTATTATATAGATAAAAAAACAAAAGAAGATGCAATAAAAAAATACATACCAGAACCAGACTATGATAGCAACGGAAATAAGATAACACTACTACCAAATACTTTTAGCTTTTACAATTTAATCGCAAGATTGAACAAAATACACAATCGCAAACTTAGTTTAATAAACCTTTATCATGATACGTCAGATGAATTCTCAGCAACTTTAAAATACTGCATGAAAAATATAAAAGGAATGAATACTGAAAATATACATAAAATACCGGGATGTGATTTTGAAGTGATTGAAAGTTTTAATTTAACATTTATTGACTCCAAAGACAGCATTGGAGTTCAAATAGCCGATATCATTGCTGGATTTCTTAATAGATATATTTACGGATTGATGTATAAAGAAATCAAGATGGATGACATATATCACGCAACGTTTGATACACTTATGGAGCATAATAGAAAACATATTTCGATAGGTACAAACATTGTATTGCCCATATCTAAAAGGAATTGGCTATTTACGCAATTTGGTTTGTAAAAAAAAGCCCCACATGGGGCTTTTAGTTACCAAGTAACAGTAACAGCACTTTAAATATATCACTCATCGGCATTTGAAAAACCACGATTCCGAAATAATCTAAAATAGGCACTATCACATAACCGTATAAAATAATAAAACTACAAACATATCCTAGGATTGTACGCCAACCTAACCCGCCCTTCCGTATTTCTTCCCGATTCGTTTCATTTACTTGTTCTGTCTTTGTTTCTGCAATACTGGCATCACTAGATTGTTTCTTTTGAAATAATCCAATGCCAGATTTAATTAGTTCTATTATCATCCCTATCATCTAGTAATCCTACGGCATAAACCCAGAAATATAATCCTTTCTGGTACTGTTTGTGTTTGTCGATTATGACAATATATTTCTGTTCACCAAATAGAGTCCACTCATGAACACTACCCATTTCCCATTGAGGATCATTCTGTACAAGGAACCCAATATTCATATATTCCTTGCACACAATCCTTTCATCCATATCGGCAATATATGCCTTTAATTTCTTCTTTAGTGGCTTAATCAACAAACTACTATGCATCGCATGTGAATTCACATCCGGCACAGTACTTTCATCGATTAAAATACTCATTGTGTCTTGATCATAATGCATATTACATCCTTGAAATTCTAAAATGCCCCTGAACACCTGAAAGTACTAATCGTACACCCTGCTCTGCTTCCTTATAGAAGTCATATACAAATTTACGTTTCTTCGTTTCACGTAGTCCAATTACACGTTTTGTCTTGTTCTTTGTGTCTTTCTTGCTAGTGTCAATTAATCTTCTCTTACCGCCAGAATCAATAACCTTATACTTACCAGAACTAAGACCAGATTTAAGACCTGATATATTACCTTGCTGTGTCATTCGTGCAGTACTGGTTGGAATGAACTTCTTGAGATTCGACGGCTTTACAATAATATCGTACAAGTACTGAGCCTGAATATTCTTTATTAATATTTGATTCACTGATTGTCCTGTACTGTCACGATAGAAACGAAACAGTATTGCATTCTTCGTGAATGGTACTGGTCCACGATCAATTGCATTATTCATATCAATTTGCATCTTCTGTGAAAGCTGTCTAAGTCTATTTGACACTTCCTTATTAAAGTTATTGGCGTAATCAATACCCTGTTGTTGAATATTTGCAATTGTTTGCTGTACGCCAGTTATAGTACTTGTCGTTGCCATTACGTAAAAGCCTCCATCAGCATACGAATAATTCTTCGTTGTTCGCCATTGTCTTTTTTAAGTCGCGTTTTAGTCATCAATGCTTTATTGCGACAAAGATGATCAGTACCGCAATATGCAATTAGGGCTGCTTCTACTAACTCGGCTTCCTGACGTGTCTTGAAGCACCACAGAATTTGTTTAGTATGATGTTCACCAGTGGCAATACGTTCTTGTACTTCCTTTGAACTGGAATTGTACTTTTCCCAGTTACTTTCAATACTGGTTGATTTAATCTTTGAAGCATCTTTGACTTTTTGATAAACACCTTTAACGCCTATATAGTACTCGCCGCTGTCTGGAAACTGAATCAGATACACGAAAGCGGCATATTCCACTACATCATAAAGATCCCAATCATCCTGATAAAACATTGTCCATGCCATATATCACCCACGTACTACATAGGCGATCATGGAATCAACACGTGCAGGTGTTTGGCGATACCAATTTGAATCTTTCACTTCGATGATTGCACGTGCATAGTTACCATTGTTCAATGCAGCCAGAAACTTTTTAAATTGACGTGTCTTTGTTAGTCCAAGTTGAAACACCATCATTACTAAGAAATCATTCCAACGACTATCAGCCGGTAGTGTTACGCCAAGTTGACCAGCGTCACGTCTAGCAATTGCTATATCTTTATCAAGTAATGTATCGGCTTGTGCTTCTGAAATCCCAGTACTGAAATCTTCACCTTTAAGTACTAAGTGACCAAAACCAATCGTCGGGTATCCTAGACTGTCTTTATACTGAAAGTACTTACCATTCTTGAAGTAACCTACTTTAGTCTGATATTCTTTAGTACCTTCATATTGTTTTAATTGTTGTTTTAAATCCATTTGAATTCCTCCGTTGTCAATCTATTTATGGGAGGAAATGAAAAAGGGGCTGTTATGCCCCTTTATTTTTTTGCTCTTGTAGCAACTGCTTAATTACGCCAATATCAATACGTGCTTGATTCAACTCAGTCCTAATCATTTTGATTTCCTCAATGTCATCGTTGAGTACTTCAATTTTTAGTTCGGCCTTCGAAACACGATTTTCCAATTGATCAATTCGATCATTTAAATTCTTACTACGCTTATATAGTACTTTAAATACCCAACCCCCAATTGGAATGATAAAAACGGTTAATAACCATTCCCATTCCATTTGTTATTCCCTTTTGTTGTCCTATTATATTTAGTATCCTGTGAATATTGCTAAAGGTATTCTTAGTAGTTGTTGGTTAGTAGCTTGCGGATAACCATCTTGGTACTGTGCAGCATAAGTAACTTGAATATTGCCATTGGTATATCTAAGCAAGAAACCAGAAAAACCCATTGATTGACCGTCATCAGATACATTCCCCGGCAAGCCTGAAAGTAAAAACCACGGACTCCAACCTAAATTTTTTGAAATAACTTGTCCTTGGAGATTGTAACCTTGAGGTATCACCAGATGATCAAATACTCGCGGCATCGTACCAGCACTTGCAGCCGACCAAATCAAAGTACCTTGACCATTAAACACATCTAGATAACCTGACTGAACAGTACCATTTACCGAAGTACGCATGAATTGTACTGAATTCGGTTCAAACAGTTCTGCACCGGGAAAGCAATATGAATCACGTGTAAAACGACACCATAGCAAGCCCGGTTGAAATAGAATATCACTTACCATGAAACCAAGTGTTCGACCGTCACCGAAAGGAGTAGGAATCAAATAGCCTGTAACCTCAACGTTACCTTGAGTAATAAGGGAACTAATCACAGTCCCCTTCTGTTCTGAATCTACAACTATATTCCCATATGTATTGTATGCTTGAAAACCACTCATGCGTATGTGTATACCTCGAATGTTAATGCATAAGAATATGCCTGATTACTTATTAAATTTCGCAAAGTGAATCCACCATTGCCCGGAATTATACTGAAGTACCGTGAAGCACGTTCATTTAGGTATATTGCAATCCATCCAGTATCCCGAAAGGCGGCATAGGGAACCCACCACTGCCGAACACCTGTAGTAACAGTAAATTGGAAAGTACCAACATACCTCATTGAGTAGTCTCCAATATCAACTAACATTCGACCGCTTCCATCCCATGCTTGTAAACCTGCCATTACCATAACCCCATTCTTACGCGAAGTACGTTGTTGCTGTCGTATACTTCGATTCTGTTATTATTAATTACCATTCGACCACCAGAATTACCATTGATATAGAATGTCCCATCTTTATTTATCTGCCATCCAGTACTATTAGGTACGTAGTTGTTACTTTGAATAGTATTACCTATTTTGGCATTGGTAATCTGACCATCAATAATTTTGGCTGCATCAATACTAGCATTGGCGATTTTGGCGTTATTAATAGCGGCATCTTTTATTTGTGCAGTACCAATTGCCGCGTTTTGAATCATGGCGTTTTGAATGTAGGTTGTGCCGTTCTGTACCACAAATGGATAGACCTTAGTACTACTACCAGCCGTAGCAGAACTGATAATAGAGAAACGATCGGCAATTACTGTAAACACTGATTCAGTACCGTTATTACCGAGTGCAATACCAGATACATATCCATTGTTTGTAACTCTTAATTGCCAGCCTTTGAATTCAGTATTGTCAATGATTTCTTGTTTAATCTCGTTCATCTCAGATGATCCAAGTACCCAATCAATTACGTCATCATTGAGCTTAGAGTATGGTACTTTCGTCTGTTGATTGTATGGGATCATGGCAGTCCATCTAATGCCATCAACACCGAATACATCATATTGACCTGCACGAATATAGTACTGTCCATCTTCCACGACCGCCCAATAAATGAATTCTGCTGAAGTAGTAAACGTCTGTACTCCAGAACTGAAATCTTCGCTTGCAGATACTTGGAACATAATCCCGGCATAATCAATAGGTTTATTACTGTTATCCCATTCAAACACTAATGCACCAATACCAGACTTAACAGTTAATCCCTGTAACAATGGTGCTTGTGGGTTACTGACAGTTATTTTTACTTCTTGACTGAAAGTACCAAGATTGAAACCACGTGCAATAACACCTATTGTAACGTTACGCCCAGTATAATCGGCCTGATTCATTGCAAAGGTATAACTGAAATTGTTCTGAGTAGTGAAGTACGAATTACGTTTGTTTCCTGCTTGATCATATATCACTATTTCGTACTTTTGTAAGTACTCGGACATTGGACGGCCATTAACTTGTAATGACGATTGATCATTCCATGCAATATTGAAATCAGATGATTCAGTACTGGTACTCGTTGCCATTGCATTTGTTAGAACAAGTCCAGTAACTGCCGGTAGTGTAAAGTTGAAATCAGGTACAAGACCATCCTTTGTAACTTTGACAGAAATGAATCCAAGGTTGTTATACGCAGCCACGGCAAAGTCATACTTTTGATCGGCAATAAGTCCATATAGTTCATAATCCGTCTTGTATCTGTTAGTACTGCCAACATACGACCAATCAGTATTACCTGTTTTACGATAATAAATGTAATAACCTACTAGATTTGGATCTAATGATTCGTCCCAGTCCATGATAACGACTTGACCACCTACTACACCACCTTTCCTTGTAACCTCAAGATTACGTGGTGGCTGTACTGTAATTACAGAATTGATATCACCGTTAGGACTCCAAACACCCGGATCAACACCATCGTACATTGCCGGATTATATTCAACGCAAGTAAGTTGGCAGTATCCAATACTGTCATTTGTACTTGCCAAATCTTTTGCCAGTACTCGATATTGGCCGTTAATATGGAATTCATCTAATTTAACGTTAATGATATCCCACGTCTTTAAATCCCAACCTTCCGAAGTAGTAAACACGATTGTATTCTGTGAGTACTTAGATTTTAGCAATTCTATATTAACAAGTTTCGATAACTGGTCTTTGTCGTATACCCATGTATAATCACGTGCAAGGGCTACTACGCGACCGTCAGAACGAATCACATCATCCTGTGAAATATTACTTGGGATGCGTAGGACGTCGTTTGTGTAGCGAGAATAGGCATTTTTATATGATGCATCGATTGTGTTGTAGTAATCAGTACTACCACTGGTTGTTACCTGTACTGAACCAAATACAGTACTTTCATCAAAACTTGCTACTGGTAATCCTTTAACATCAATTGTCAGATAAATTTTACCTGCATGAATGTAAGTAATACCTCCAAACGTCTGAAGCATTTTTTCACAGTTACTCTTGAATGATTCACTATAACTAATTGCACCATTAGACCAGTACTGATTAGTTTGACAGTACTGTGCAGCACTACGGAAACTTGGTAAATCAATTAAACTTGGATCTAAACCCATGCCGTAAGTAGTATTCGTGAGATAGTCATATAGTTGGCTTGGTGCATTACTACATGCACGTTGTTGAAGATCAACTAAATCAGTAATCACTAATCCTTTCATCTCTACTTGAAGAGTATAGTTATCATTGACTAGTACTGAATTTTCTAGACTCGATTGATCTTTCTTGATAACAGTACTGATACTAACAATACCTTTACCAAGAAACTTATCCGTCCACTTCGGCCCTGCATATTGCTGTGCCAATGATTTAGTACTGGTATAATTACCACCAAAACGTACTTCTAGTTGTAAGTTGTTTTTGTACTTATCAATGAATTTATTCGGATTAACAATACCATCTTCAGTAATTGGTGAACCATCAATTAGAATTGGATCATTATCAATATAGATCTGATTGATATACTTTTGTACGCCCGCGTAAGCAATTGCATGTTCTGTAAATAAGTACTGTGAATCGTTATCCTTGACGTTGAACCAAGGAACGATTGAACCTAGAAGAACGAATGAACCATTACTAGTATCTTTGTGTGGCATCTGACCGCCATACACAATCGGTAAACCTGTTTGCGGGCTGGTTGTCCTATTTGGAGTACTGGCACTATCCCCATAACCTTTCATGTTGCCCGGTAAAGCAGTCATCATTGAAGTTGCCACTAAAGACGCAGCACCAGCAGCAGCACCCCAGCCAGCAGCAGCCCATGCAGTAGCACCACCGGTATATACTGCGGCTGCAACAGTTACTGCCATCATAACGGCGGAAAGAATACCGCCTCCTGAAATCTTACCCATTACTGCTCCTTACTCGATAAAACTTTCCATCCGTTGGAAAGTACAATTCAAAATGTGTGTGTTGTTCATCGACAACTAAAATTCGATTGCTGATATAAACACTCATTACAGTACGATCATCTTTATCAACCCATATATCACCCGGAATTGGGAATTCAACTTCCTCGATGTACTGTTCAATCAACTCGAAAGTACTGCTAACGCCTAGTTTTTTTAGAATATTTCGCCCTTTACGCAATGTGTCATATTTGCACATCCCAACGTATTCAGTACTGCACATTAAATCGATAATTTTTAGTACTAGAATATTGCAATCATTCTTTCCAAGCTGATATGGTTGTTCTAATGCACCTTGACATATGTCTACTATTTTATTAATCATTTATATCTCCAAGATTGGTTAGCATTAACTTGTCCAAGTAATGAAAAGTACTCATCACCGGGATAATAAGATTGATATACTGAGTTTGCCGCAATAGTGCGTGGTTGTAGGTCTAGTTTCTTATAGACTGAATTTAGATATACGCTCATTTCGTTCTTTGCCGCGTTTGGATCTGCTTCTGCCTGAATATAGTCAATGAAACCACTGAACATGAGTGTACTGTTCAGTACTGAATTGTCGGATGGGTTAAGTATTACGAGATAGATATTGACTTTTCCTTCTCGGAAGGCTCCACCTAGTGCCAATGTTCTAGTACTGTCATTAACGTTGCTTACTTTAAAGTTAATACTGTTATTGTTAATTTCTTTTGTCTCTGTGAAACTTGGAAATGAATCACTAATTAGATCAGGAAAGCTTGTATACTGTGTCCCATTGATATTGAGATCTACAAAACCATCAGTCCAGAAGATTGGAGGAATGCCATTCTTTGGAAACACATCAATTGCACGACAATGAACACCAAGTGACATTAGTTCAGTAATAGTAAGCTTTGTCTTATTACCACCTCTCGTAAGATTCCAGTACTGTAATAGGGCTGGATTAGTCAATAATTCATTCATTATAAGTACTCCGTCGCCTTTAGGTTAACACTCATGATATTATTAACAGGCACTTTATATTCATTATCAATGTCAAGGGTAAAAGTACCTTGAAGATTGTTATAAAGAATAGTTTCACCTGTCTGTACGTTTTCACGTAGATTGGGGAACAATTGAAGTACATTACCTGACCTGCCAATAATGCGATAAATCTTTGAGTGGTTCGTAAATTGAATCAATGAACCTATTTCAAGAGTATTGGCAGTACTGGAAACTTGATAAGAACCTTTTAATGCCTGTGCAGATGCCGAAACAGCCCCAGATTGAGATCCTTTATAGACTCCCATATGACCTAACGAAAAAGTGAAAGGCTTTCCACGTGAGTACTCAGCAATAAATGCTTGATATTCTGCTAGTGATTGTTGTTTGAAAGTCAATGTGAATTCTAGTTTATAGTACTGAATGCCAGTACTTCTAGTAACCTCTGTTCCTGTCCAAGAGCGATTTGAATAACGCGGTTCAGTACTGGATACTGAAACCCCATTGATTTTGATATTATTTGAAAATGATGCCATATATGCTCCTTAGCTTATGTAGTATTTAGGGCAATAAAAAACCCGGACATTGCCGGGTATTTATTTATGCATTTCTTGATTGAGCAGACCTAACAGCCTGATTAACGTTATTTGCATGTCGTTTTAGATAGTCATTAAACATCTTGTCGTCATTAATGCCGCCTTGAACAACCAAGGGAGCATTGATTGTGATTTCTCCAGTACTGGCATTACCAGAAGATTGTTCTTGTTTATCGAGGAACTTCGACAATTTCCGGTTCGCCGGGGCCTGAACCACACGCTCGCCCTTTTGTAGTATAAAAGACTTATTATTTAAATGACTTGGTAACTCGTCTACGCCGCCGTGGAACTGTCCAGATGAAGCACCTTTGATAGTACTGATAATCTGCATACCCATACCGGCGACTTGTGCATATGCTGCAAGGCTGGCCGGGAAAGGTGTTGCCAAGGCACTACTAAGAGCGGCTTGGATACGCATAATCGTTTCAGAGATTATTAGTCCTTTCTGTACTGCGAATGCTGCTTTAGCTGCTGCTGTCTGTTCCCCAAACGCACCGGCCATCATGCCACCGATATCACCAGCCGCATTACCCAAGAGAGTAAGCTGTGCTCGTGTGTTCTCTGTAGCCGTGTTCAATGAGTCCTGTGTATATTTGGATTGTAGGGCTGCCTTACGCTTTTCGTACTCTTCAGTACCGTTATACAATCTCTCGTTTAAAGCCATTTCTTGATTGTACTGATCTTCTAGCTGTTGTTGCTTTGACTGAGTATTATCAACGGCAAATGGATTATCACCATAAACCCGTTGGGCTTGTTGCTGTCCTAGATAGTTCTTCTGTTGGTCATTTAGAGTTACACCATTAAGATTCGCGTTTAAGTCCTTCAATCCTTGATTCGGATCGTTGTAACCAATCTGTTTATTGATTAGTTCTGTACGCTGTCTTGCACCCTGCTCTTTTGCCTGTGCTAAGTACTTATCAATCTCTGCTTGAGATTTTCCAAGCAACTTTGCATTCTCGGCAATCTTGCGTTGCATTTCTTTCTGCTGGAAGTCAAATGCATTCAATTGTCGTTGCATTTCAGTTTCACCGACCTTCGACAATGTAGTACTTAAATCTAGCTGGGCTTTCTTCCGTGCATCTGCATTCTTCTTATCAAGTGCTTCTTGCTTCGCTGATGCTGCCTGAGCGGCTTTTGCTGCTTTGTCTTTACCGGCTTTATCATTGATAATGTCATTCTGTTCTTGTAAACGCTCGTTATAACGGCGGTTAACCTCTGCAATTGCCTTTTCTTTCTGTTGAGCAGTTGCATATTCTTTTGCATCACTTTGTTGAATTGCCTGTATAGCCGAATCGCGAAGCATTTTTAGATGCGTTACTTGTTTCTGTGCTTTTTCAACTTTACCACCTAGTTGATCCACTACTGAATTGATAGCACCGGAATTACTAGGCAAGTTCTGTTTGATATTACCTTTATTTTCTTCATAACCTTGTTGGGATTTCTTTTCCCAATCGATTTGTTTTTGAAGATCTTTACGTTGCTGTAGTAGCTTCTGGTATCCTTCTTCGCCATACTCACCCCAACCACCGGCATCTTTCCAATTCTTTCGAGTCTGTTCGTACTGCTTAATTGTATAGTCCAGTGCTTCCATTTGGGTGTTAACATTGCTCATACCACCACCGGCTTTGAAACTGGTTATTCTTGCCAGTAGATTCACTACTTGTGTTAGTACTGGTACTGTTCCCGTAGCAATTTCATTCTTCCATTTCTGCCAACTTAGAGCTAGATCATTAGTAGCTTTATCATATGCAGCGAACTTTTGAATTTGTTCACTGGTCATAGTTACAGTCTGATTACCTAGTGCAATATTGTATTCTTGTTCGGTGTTGTAATCTTTAAGTACTTGCAATCTTGACGTTGCATCGTTACCCATAGTTTCAAACATATTAATAAGTTGAGAATTAGAAAAACCTTGTGCTTTTGCTGCAAAGTAGATTTTTGCGTACACATCCTCACCCGCATCGGCCATTTGTTGTAACTGAATCAAATTCAATTTCAATGGTTGAATAACATCCGTAAACATTGAGCCACCGGCATTAGTTAGAGCATCGCCGATTTTGTCCTTGATATCCTTCTGTTGGTCACTAATGTTATCCATCGTTAAACCAGTTTGACGATACATGTTCGCCATTTGCTGTAACCCTTCTGCACTCATATTAGATTTTGCAGTAAGTTGCATCAATTCCATAGCTTGACGTGTTGCATCAGCAGTACTTTTAAGTGCGAATGTGAATCCGGCCAATACAGCAGTAGCACCAGCAAAACTAACAGCAGCAGCACCAGACATACCAGCCATTGAGCTTGTAATAGACTTTAGGTTGCCTTGTGCAGCAGAACGAAGATTACCCAGGCTAGTTTGTGCCTGATTAACTGCCGTTGTTAGTCCTTGACTGTTACCAGTAATATTAACGACGATATTATTGTTATTGTTGCTTGCCATTCTTCTTCCCTTTTTCCATATCCATTAAATCACGGAATGACTTTTTAATATTCTGTACTTTATTTTCTTGTTCTTCTTCTTCGCGTTTCTTCTGGCGTTCGGATGCGGTGAGATTCTCAAATGTACCGAATAGATCCCAGTCCTTGAGTTTGGCTTCGTTTCGCCCTTTCTCTGATAGATTGGGTGAAGTCATCATTAACAAATGACAAAGATTAGCGAACATGGCACTTTGTACTTGTAACCCGCTTGGTTCAATTCGTTGGTCATAGATCATCAGTGCTTCGAGTATATCAGCTGGCAAATCATAAAATTCGTCCGGCGAAAGTCCACGTTTGTTAACCATCTTTAGAAAGTACTGTAAACGTGGATCACCGGTTCTTATTTTTTTTCGAGATCTTCAACTTGAGTAGATGCCTCAGAAGTCCAAAGTTCAATAACTTTCTGATTCAGTTCACCAAGGAACATTGCATCAATTGAATTAACATCAATCCGGCCTTGAATTTCACCATCTGCGAAAATGGGATCGCCGTTCTCATCTTTAACACAGTGAATAAGAGTTGCTTTTGCATCTATACATTTATCAAAATCGGCAGAACTTGGACGATGAATGTATAGATCCATCCCGTGAAAATCGATTTTGTGTAGTTTTGGTCTTAGTAGTTTTTGTAGGTCTTGTAAGTTCATTGAAAAGATTCCATAAATGGGGGAATTGCTCCCCCGTTATTATTGTTTTTGTATTTATGGTGTTACTGGAGCAGAACCAGAAGCAACAGAACCTTGATCTACTGCTAGTTTGAAAGTCTTCTTGACTACTTCATCTTTGTCACCAGCTACAGTAGTACTAGACACAAAGACGTTATAAACTACGAAATAACCAGTAGTATGTGTAGCATCTTCATAATAAGTAATGCGTACTTGACCACGAGTTTGATCATTGGCCGCTGTTTCAAGAGACATATGTACTACATCATCTGGTAGCCAGTTAACTTCTAAATCAATGTCTGGAACAGATTTAGTACCTAGTAATTTACGATTGTAAGCACTATTGAAAGTCTTTACATCGATTACAGTACTTTCAAAACCAGAAGTAGTAAAACTAGCAACTTCAGGAATTACTTTATAATCGGTCGATGCAGTAGAACCAGAAGTAGTACTGAATTCTACTTTAAGGTTTGCACCTGAGAAAATATCAAAACTCATATTATATCCTTATAAGTGATTGGGGCATCCTTGCCCCGTTGTATTTATTTATTTTGTTCTAATGCAGCAATACGTTCTTCTAGTTTTACAAGTGCATCTTTCAGTACTGCATTCTCTTCTTTCAATTCTTGTACTTCATTGTCAAGTTCTGAAATAGATTTAAATGCTAATGGTAGGATTGTACTTAAATCAGGGTTTAAACTCACATCACCATATTGCTTAGTGATCAAACCGGGATCAATTTCTTCAAGTTGTTGAGCTTTCCAACCATAGTTTACATGAGTAGCATTTTTGAAGTCTCTTGTTTGTTCGTTCCAATCGAATTGAACAAACTCAATTTGGCGTACTTTATCAAGTGCTGAACCTTGGCATTCGGCAAAGTTCTCTTTCAAACGAATATCAGATACACCATTTCTACTAAGCCACGTTTTAAGATAACCATCAACACCGTTTGCCCATTGATCGCCCCAAATATTACCATCCTTGTGAAAACGGGCACTTCCTACTTCAATAATCGGATCTGTACCATTTACAGTTAAGTGGGCATCATTACGGAATTCAAACCAACCTTGTTTGCCATAGCCTTGTTGGTTAATAACAAAGCCTGAGTTTCCAGTTCCAGTGCGTGTAACCATATATTGCTGAGCAACGTTATCGGAACCTTTTTGTAATAAACGCATCCCATTTATTTGTCTAACCCATTGTCCGTTACCATTTTCTTGATATGGATTTGTTCCATAAAGTTCCATCCAACCTTTATTAAAGAATTGAGCTTTAATAAAAGAATCATTTCCTTCACCGACTGAGTTACTAATATCCTGTCCGACTGATAGATAACCGTACTGAACATTTAATAATCCATCAGAACTATATGTAACAGACTTACCGCCTTTAGCCATCATCCCCATGACACCATCTTTGTCACACCATAACGCACCGCGTTGTGTTGTATTATCCATATCAAAGAATCCAAGATTAGCCCAGTCTGTATTATTAACTGGCCTAGTACGCATTGAGCCACGTAAAGATAAACCGTTATTGATTGTGACGTTGGCATTAAATGTTGCTGCGTTAGCTGTATAAAGTCCTAGCCCAGTTAAATTAACTTGAGCAGTTGCAGGATCAATTACTACTGCTTGAGTGGCATCCGCATCACCCTTTGGTCTAATGTTAATCGGTTTATTTGCTGTAGAAAGTACAGCTTGACCTTGTGCATTACCACGTAAAATAACGCCATTCATATTAACTGCGGCATCAGACGTACTAACAAGATTAACACTAGCAAATGTTGGTGTACTTGTTGAACCAAGTCCTACATCATCGGCAGTTGGTTTATTACCAGTATGGTACATTGTATAGTTTGTTGAACCAACACGAACAGTTGGGTTTACTGAGCTATTAATAGAAATAGGAACGGCAGTACTACCTATGCCAACGGCATTAGACGAAGTTAAAGTAAGAATACCTAGATTAGTTCCCGTAGTGTTTTTGAATGAAATAGTTCGACCATTATCAAATTCAGTATTTGCATTAATTCTTACTGTAGAGTTAAAAGTATTCAGAGATGAAAATGTATTAGTTGTATCTTCACTTACAATTTTATTCCATGCAGACCAATTATCACCACCTAGATATGAACGGGTAAAATTCCTCCCAGAGAATGATCCGCTAGCACCATATCCATATAGGAGCTGAGTGCAACGATAGCCAACGGGAGGTGTACCACCGCTGTTCCATGTTAGTACTTGTAGGAACCAAGTACCGGTAGCACCTGTCGGGGCATTTACTGGGTTAGTGACTACAGTACAGAATGAACCATCTTTTAGTGTGTTCAAATCCGTATCAGACGATGCAGTTACAAAAGTCCCAATACCATAATCACCAACTGTTACTACATTGCCTGTACTTGTACCAGTGTTTAAAGTAGCTGCGTTACCAAGTCCTAGATTCGTGCGGGACGTTGCTTTATTGCTCAAATCAGAAAGATTGTTTGCAACTGTTAGTTGTGCAGAGTTAAGTACATTAGAAAGCCCTACATCGCTCTTAGACGGCTTAAATCCTTCATGGTATACGTTACGTACTGTCCATTGGCCTGACGTTGTATCATTGGCTTGACGGAACTGTAATTGTGAATTTGGGGAAATACCGAACCACTCATTAGCTTTAGTACCAAATGGTTCATTATTTCGCCAAACAATACCGTAGCCCTGTTCTGAACTGAGGGCTGCACTTGCTCCACTTACTGGGGAAGTCTTTAGACCTTGGTTGCCCGGTACTGTCACTGTTCCAAAGTTTGCAGGCTGGCCCAGGCGAGCATAACGTGTATCTTGTTCAGTACTGGTATAGATACGAGTCCATGCAGTGTTCTGATTACGTGCATACAGCTTTAGATCGCCAGTCTCGGACATAACTATCGAGGCTTCGTTCTTGTTATTCGTGAGTCCTACACCGATCAGATTAGTGCTTGCAGGGTTGCCGGTTGCAGCTGCTGGAATCTGGATAAAACCATTACCTGCTATCTGTCCTGTTGCTGGTGTGTACTGAGGTGCATCAATACCATCGCTACCTAGGCCATAGTCTGAACGGCGTAGTAATGGTTGAATTGCTGAGAATCCTTGAGCAACTACAGTTTCAGGTGTGAACAGGTATGATCTCTGTACAACTGCGTCCTTGTCACCTGTGAGATTGTTAGATGAAACGTATCCATTGAGTACTATATAGCTTTCGGCATTGGCTTCTTCATCAGTAGTGTATTTTACTTTTACTTGAATGGGAGTTTGTTGTTCTGCCGCTTGTTCTAAAAATTTATGGCTTGGTTCATCGATAACATAATTCACAGTAATCGGGAATGCGTCAATTGCCTTATCCCCTGTCAGTACTGAACTATAATCACTATCATAAGTTTCGATATTCTCTACCGAACTTGATTGTATAATTGTTGGAAATTCTGCAATGTTTGCAATTTCCTGATAACCACCGAAACTAGGACTATTGTTCCCAGTATCGCCAGTATAAAAAATTTGTAGGTCTTTTCCTGTTGAAATGTTCATTAGCTTTCCTTCCGTTGGATTACACTAATATTTAGTTGGAATGTTCCTGTGCAAATACCAGTAATGGGATCTTGATGCGTACCGATATTGTCAAAAACGGGTTGTTTACTAATGATAAAATTCTCATTTAAAAAACACTGCTGTACTTTTGATTGAAACATTGACATTGTTTCTGACGTTAAGATATAGAATTGTTCTGTTGGATTTGTTTTGTTGTTCCCAAATGTAATATAGAACACTACCGAAAATGAACCCTCTGTACGTCCTGACATCATTTGTACTTCATTTGCTTGTATCTCTGAACAAAACACCCTAGTATCTTCGGATTGTTTTTTTAATGGATTTGACGCCCACGGTGTGAACGTCATAAGTTTATTAATTGCTTTCTTAACTCCAAGAATCATAATCTTTTCTCCGATAGTAATAATTAACTACCCCAGATAGATCATCATCTAGGTTATAAATTATTTGTGTAGCATTGTTAATTTCAATTAGTGTCCCAACTTGAAGTACTGGATTCTTCCGTGCCGTAAAGTAATATTCATATTCGATTGCAACACCATCAGAATCTTCAATGGTAATTTGGCGTACTTCCAAGATTGCCTTGAAAGCCACGCCATTTATTTCAAGTTGTTCGCCAAAAGCATTTAACAGTGCTTCGCTTTGCTTACTATTAAATGCTCTCATGCTATTAAGCCTTCTTAACTAGTACGAAAGCTTCTTTGTGAGCTACTGCGAAATCGATGTAAGAGAATGAACGTAGTACTACGCCAGCAGATGCACGTTTAGTAGTCATGTCGCGGTCAAGTTCGTTAGTACCCCATTGAGCAATAATTAGTTCACTGAAATCACCAATTAGAATTGAATCAGTTGGGACGCGAGTACTGACAATTACACGAATCTCATCAGCTAAGTACTGTTGATCTCTGAATCCTTCTACAAGCATCTTAGCGGCGGTGTTACCAGCCATTGGCACTTGGCGTAGAGCTGCATATACGGATGGGTGCATTACTGCAACACAGTCGCCTGCATATACATTCTTCATCGCTAGAGCTTCTACAGCAGCTTCAATTGCTTCTAGATCAAATGCAGTTGCAGTTTGTTGGGTTGCATTGGTAGCAATATAACCTAGGATTTCGTTTTCTAGATCAGAAGCAGCAGTTTTAATTAGTTGTTCAGATACGTAACGTTCTGCGGAGTTGTTACTTAGTTGTAGGGTCTTGGTTAGAGTTACAGAACCAGTGAAAGTTTTTGGCTTTAGACTTACGCTAGTAAATGGTGCATCGTGCATTGGTGAGTCTGCACCTTCAGCAACAAAACCGAAATTACCGCCAGTTAGTTTACCTGCTACTGGGATTACTAGTTCACCATTACCTTCTAGACCTGCAAAGATCTGAGGTTGTGCAACTTGTGCTAGTACTGATTGTGCCCATAGTTGATCAATGTAACTATCAGCGGTTTTATGAGTTACAACACCAGCAGCGTTAGTAGTTGTGGTATCACGTTGTAGATCTACAACATAACCACGTTCACCCATTACAACACCCTCAATAGGTTGTTTTTCAATTAGGGAACGAATTGCTAAAGAAAGAGAATTGTTTTCCATTGTGATTTCCTTATCATCATTAGAATTATTTTTAAGTTCATTGGTTATATCGCGAATACTCAATTTGGAATCGAGATAAGGTGATATATTTTTATTTAGTAGTTTTCCAAGAGCGGCAATTTCCATTTGACGTTCTTCTTCTGTATTTATTACTTCTTCATCTCGTGATTCAGTTTCTGTTTCATCTTGAGATTCATCAGTACTTTCATTCGGTACTTCTGTTTCTGATTCAGTTTCATCAGTACTTTCATTTTCTGTTTCAGTACTGGTTTCATCTTGAGGTTCGTCAGTACTTTCAGTTTCTGATTCAAGTTGTTCTTCTTCTTCAACTTCTTGTTCAAGAGAACGGCCAATACCTGATTTCAAATCATCCGCAGGAATACTCACGAGTGATATTTCATAAGGTTGCCACTTGCTTACTAGTAGATTGTCACCTTCTATTCTGTAATCGATGATTGAATATCCAACACTGACTTTTGAAAGGATTCCTTCTTCAACCATTGTTTGATATTCTTGTGCAGTACTGGAAAGACGAATACTTGCACGGCATACTTTATCTGCATCAACAGAAGAAGATTCAACTACGCCGATTAGATTGTCTTTGCAGTGATTGAAAAGTACTGCGGCTTTATTCTGAATACGGCTTAGGTCTACATTTTCTGGGGAACAAAGTAGAATTTCATTTAGTACGCAATCCCCAATCTCGCGTTGTACTGGGATTTCTGATGCAAAGGCTAATTCAATTAGTTTATTACTCTGATTGATTTGGCTGGTTTCCATCTCCCTCTTCATTTGGTTTTTGTTGTTCATCTATTTTGTTATCCTTAACATTTAGATAATTGTCTATTTCATCTTTTTCAAAGTCCTTTAGAACATCTCGATAGTCCTGACCAAGTTCAGAAATAATCTGTTTGCGGGATTTCAATCCATTCTGTAGAAGTGCAATTTGGTACTGTGCGTCTTTATTCGGATCTAGGCTTAATGAAACAACTGGCGTATAAGTTGCTTTGATTAACTTCTTAAAGTCTTTAAAATTGAGCTTTAACTCATTCTTATTTATCATTTCAACTTTCAAAAACTCTTTATAGATTGGCTTCAGTACTTGAACGATAAGTGCATTTTGTTTGCCCTTAACAACTTGTTGCATCATCCGGTCAGACAATTTAGCAGCACTGAAAGAACTGTTTTTAGTGTCATATAGTAGATTCATCTTGGTCACGTTTAATGCCATTGCAATTTGACCTAGCATTTGATCCATGAATGAATCTAAGCCGTCAGTACTTGAAGTTGGATTTACAGTCTGGATCTTTTTACCCGGATCAAGTTCAATTAGAACACCCGGATCTAAATATCCTTCGTAGTTCTCATATGCATTTTGTGCTTCTTCAATGCTTCCTAGTAACTCTGTAGTACTGTTAGTAGGTTTTTCATCACTGGTGATAAACGCCATTGACGACGCACTTACTTTCTTCTGTACAATAGATGCATTAACAAATTGTTCTAGTTCTTTAATCAAATTGGTACAGGCGATAATGTCGGGAATACCCCTTTCTTGGTCTGGGTAATCTTGAATAAAGAAGTGAATAATTTCTTCTGCTGGTACTACTTCAATGTCAGTCTGATAGTATGAATAGATTGTTGGGTCTACTTTACAGATATTGTATGAAATAGGACGTTTGAACTTGTTAAATCTAATACCATTACTGATATAGTCACCGTTACTGAACTTTTGATTGTTGATTACTGGTACTCGCAGACTATCGATGATTTCGAGTCTTAAACCACCTTCAACTTCATGTAAGCGAATAAAACACTCTCCGTCACGTGCTCTTGTTCTACATACTAGATTTTGGAAAGTACTGAGATCGTGTCTGCCATTAGTACTAAATGCATCTGAATCTTCTGCCCATTCATAAAACAATTGTTCGATACTCATTGAGGTATCATGGTTCTTTGTTTCATCGTCAAAAAGTTGTACATTCGAACGAATACTAATACCATCTGCCCCAGAGATCTGATCGGCATCCATTAGAATGTACTTTCGAACGATTGGATTGTTTTGTGCTAGTTCACGTGCCTTTGTTTGTAGTGCTGGTAGAGTACTATTAATAAGGCGGTTGATATTTGCACCTTGACCGTTACCAGAATAACCGAATGATAAAGTACTTGACCGTGCAACAGTGATAGTATTCAAATCACGTTCTAATTGTGATTTCTTTGGCGTATGTGGTTTAGTTTGGTATGTTGGTGCCGGTTGTTTTGCTGCGGGTGCTTCTTCTGGTTTCTTCCTGAAAAAATTAAACATTAATGATTACCCCTGTGTAGCTTGGTAATACTCTTGATTGGTTGTTTACCGTCTCCTGATTTACCATTGAGTTTTAATAGTTCTTTGTTGGCCTGTTGTGTGTACTGTTCTTTAAGACGATAAAGTACTTCCAACGACTCATTTACCAATGTCTTATTGTTGATTGTTGTAGTTGTAATTAGACCACCAGAAATACGCATTGCAATAACTTCATCAATTTCCTTGAGAGTCTTCAATAAGTCTTGATATCTGGTTGTAGTTTCTAATGGATCTACTACAACAAATGTTGATACTGCCTTGATTGACATATCGTCTTTTAAAATCTGCGTCCACATTCCACTTTCCCAATTGTCAGTACTGATAGGTGTGGAGGTTTGTGTAATTTCAATTTTTGTCTGACTTGGTGAAACGAGTGTAGTACTTTCATTTGCGTCTTGATAATATACAATAGTTTCACCAATATAGACTTTCTCTATTTTAGTGTTCATATTTAGTTCCAAAATGTATTGCGTCTAGCTGGTAGCCTCTTTTGTACTGGCTGCGTCTGTGGCTGCACTTGTACTGGCGTTGCTGGGGCAATTGGTGCTTGTTCCTCACTATATTTATTACGAACACGTGCGTTGTATTCCCGTAAAATACGGAATGGATCTGCACCTGTTAATGTATTTAGGTAATGCTTCATGCATATAAACGAATATACGAGACAGTCCAATGCTTCATTTCGTGAACCTGATACTTTTAAAGACCACTGCTTGAAACCACTCTTGACGTCTACACGTTCGGCAGTAAGCTGATTAAAGTAGTCATCCGGTAGCGATTCACTAAATCGGATTGGTGGATTTGTCTTGTCCACTAGGCAAGTTCTGAGCATTTTATTGACAGTACTTTTAGCGAGGTTCACGTTTAAGATCTGTAGTTCATGCCCGCCAGTTCTTGACGATCTGAACAACGGTTTAGTACTTGAACAACCTTCACCTTTGATTGGCTTGAATAGTGGATTAATACTATTGCAGTACGTGTAGATTGTTTGTGTTGCGTTACCGTTCGATGAGTCCAGGTATCCCATGAGTACTTTCACCGGTCGGCCTGTAACGGTCTTGAACACGCTTTTGCTATAATGGGTTAACTCGGTATAGGCTTTACTGCCAATCTGCGTACAGTCAATGCCATAGAAGCTTCTGTGATCCAGTACGTATAGAGTTTTCTCTGTGAAGCCCATAGTGGTGCATTCTAGGCGGTCTTGTTGTTGGTCTACTCCTAGGACAATACCAAGTACTTCATCTGGGATTGCCAGTACTGAAATCTCTTCCCTTAAGTTTTCTAGCTCTACAAGGTTATGTTCCTTGTTCTCTTCTGGCTCATAAGGCAAGCCCAATGAGTTGTTGTAAAAACTCTGAAGATCGAAGTTGTAATGTGCGTTGCTGAAGTCCTCAACAGTACTTTCAATGGTGTTTATAGGACTGTACAGGCGGGACACATGGTATGAGGGATACTTACCACTTGGATTTGTTGTTACCCAATGTCCACCAGCAATTGCCCGTACACGTTCACCTTCCGTAATATGATGTTCACAAATTGGACAAAGTAACTTGGCTGTTTTTGGTAATGCTTTTCTACGTCCATTTGGCAGAACTTCCCAATCGAAACGTACATTTTCAAATACTAATTCATGGTAGTGATTGCAATTGGGATTGGGACAAGGTACATGAAATTTTCTTTGATCCCCTGCCTCATATTCTTGGCATATCGCATCTAATTTGTTTGTTGGGGTTGAACCCATCATGATTAAACCATCATCGAATGATTTAATACGTTGGCTCGCAAGGCTTATTGGATCACCTTCACTGTCATCAGTACTGCCAGAGATTTCATCAAGAAAGATTCGCTTGGTTGTAATACCTCTAAGGGTCGATGGGGCGTTCAAGTTTATGAAATAAGTATTTGTGCCGTCGATGTTCTGTTGTGTATTAGCATTATTGGCGGCATTCTTATCTGATTTGAGAGTTACATAATCTTTCAGTACTGACTGATCAATACTTGGTTGCCATTTGCCGGTTTTGAATTTCTGCGTTGATGCCGCACTTTGTGAACCATAAGCCATATTCGCAGGATCATTAACAATGAAGTACTGCATGGCTGCGAGCATTACTGTGGATTTAAGTAATTGAGCACTACTCATCATTACGATGCGATGAATATTAGGTTCAACTATTGTATCTAGTACTTGACGTTGGAATTCAAATAATCTGAGTTTTTGTCCTGCTAGTCTCCCATCTGGGAATACTAAATTATCTTCTGCAAACTTACTTGGTTTTATTCTTTCTGGAGGTAGTATCTTTTTTATTGTTCGTTGGTAGATCTTCTTGAATTTGTTCTTCTCCAGAGAGTTCAAGAGATCCAATTTCTCTGAGTGCATTATCAATTACTTCCTGTAAATTGTTCTTCAAGGTGATTGCATCCTTGCTTTCAAATAGTTTGAGATATTCGCTTGATGGGATTGAACGCATGATTGTTTTGAACTGGTGAAAGTACTTTGCAAGTTCGGATTCAACAATTGCAACGTTAATCAATTCACCTCTTCGTTCTTGTTCGTCTAGTTCTTTTATATTCGCTGTAGCTGTTAATTCTCGCAGGCGTTCTTTTTCAATTTGTACTTTAGTTGATTCATCGCTTCGTAATGGTTTGATGATATTTTCAATAATCCATTTATTGATTTCTGTTTCTGACTTTGTAATATCAAGCCCGCGATTTTTCCAATCCCGGCTAACAGTACTGATATCGTAACCGTAACGATCTGCGATTGCCTGATAAGTAATTTTTGTTGTCATTTTATTTCCATTTTGTTTTGAGTCGTTGTTAAAAGCCGATATATTTTTAAAACAAGGCGGGGCGAAACTACGCTTGAGAATGGTTCTCATTGGGAGTACCTTTTATTATTCAAAATCAATCACTTACAGTACTGAATTTTATTCCTTAAAGAGTTCTGCCACGGTGTCTATCATCGATTGCAGTACTTGAAGGTGCTTATGTTCGCTGCCTGTGTAGTTCATATAGTCATACTCAATCCTGCTTCCAATCGTTGCATAGTAGCCATCGTGTATTGTTATGTATTTATATCTGGCTGTGAGTTTAGTACCGGTTATTGTTATATAGTAGTCATTGTATTTAACGTTGAGCACTGCAATCTTGGATAACAACGCTGGTAAGCATTCATATTGATTTCCGTTATTGTCTGTCCATGTTATGGTGAAGTCCTGTAATAGCATAGTAGGTTCTCCAATGCGTAGTGCTGATCAATGATGTAATCTAATACCTTGGCGTTTATTACTGTTGAGTACTGAAATAGTTCAGGTTCATCTAATGCCGTGAGTGTTCGATTGAATTTAAGTACTTTAAAGTTATCACCACTTATTAGTACTTCCCATGTGTTATTAAAGTTCAGATGTGTCTCTACACGAATATTACCGAATGTGATTAGTTGATATAATGCGTTCTGCATTAGAAATGTTTGTGTTGTTGATAGGATCATGTTGCCCTCCTTTTGGTATTTAGGGCATAAAAAAACCCGCACTAGGCGGGCTGGGGTAATTCTAATTGTTGTTCACGTTTCCCCTATTCCTTGGTGTTGTTATATCTCGCCTACATTCATAGTTGGTTCTGCAATGTTCATTTCATTATTAGGAACAGTAAACTCAGTACTGGCATTTCTTGTATGGCTACCATGTGCAATATGTTCACGGTATGAATGCATACCAGTAATGCGTTCAGCGTTGATATAGCACCCAGTACTGTTATTATCCATCTGATAGTACTTATTGTAAATCCTTCCGCAATCAGCACTTAGTTGTGGGCGGTAGTATTGTACATTATCCATTTCATATGCGGGATACATAACGACCACAACCCCATCGACCTGACCGACAACGGCGTTCTTCGTGTAATCGTGTGTAGTACAGCAGCCGGTGATCAGCATGGTGATTACCAGAGTAATTATTTTTTTCATTGTTTTATCTCCAGTTGTATTGTGTGGTCATTGTATCATTTCAAACCATATTGATCAATTTTAACGATCGATAATTAGATTTTGATCGCTAAAAACGATCGTAAATGTTAAATCGTGCGTATACGGGCTTATGCAGCGTTCTATGCAAAAGCCTATGGTTTATATTGGTAGTGTGATTTAAATCGCGTGGTGAGGCGTACAGGCGGTTTGTTTGTTTGTCCGGTAGTACTAACATATTACTTTGGGTGACGCCCTTTATTAGTACACCGGACAATAGTACAATGCTATCAAACGTTTACTTATTTAGGCAACATTGTGAAAGTTATATTGATCATAATAGTGGCTATTGCGGCTGCTATTACGTTACCACTCTTTAATGAGAAGCATATTTTGGACTTTGGAAATACCTCGGATATTATCTCGGCATTATGTAACTGTGTTGTTGCTGGTGCTGCTGTTATGGCATTTCTATCTGCAAAGAATTGGCTTTATCAGCGAATGCATGATGACGCATATAAAATTGCAAAAGAGATCATTATTGATGATTATAACCAAATATTTAAATTTGGAAGCCTAGCATTATCAAATATTGAAAATATAGAACTACTGACAAGTCTTATATCGGATGACATCAGTAAAGTATTTAGTTTAAGTGATTGTGATAATTACATACGAATATTTAAAGAAACCAATATCACCCCTGATTCAATAGAAACAAAGATTAAAGTACTACAAAGGTTTGGGTGGAGTTTAAAAAGTGACTTCAAAAGCACTCATTTTTATTTTCTTAAGGACTACTCAGAAATTAAAAATATCAATTTACACCTATGGTATAGTATAAGGAAAATGCTAGAAGTTCATAATTCGCATAATGCAGATAAGATCGAGCTATCTGATGAGATTAAACAATTAATTAAAAATACAACTTCACTAAAAACTAATTTTGAAAGTTCATATAATGTGTTGTCGTCATACTCAAACACAGTTATTTCTTATTTTAAAATTGAAAAATAATTACTGCGTGTTGATTGATACTATAACTAGACTAGCAGTGTTCCTCTCATACATTGCCGATTTGCAGTATCGCCAACATCGCAGCCTTGGTGTAGAATCAGTACTTGTATCTTCCTTCCCACAGCACAGAGCCTGTATGACCAAACAAGATTGGATAATGCAACTTCGCCGTTGTATTAGTATTGAAACCCTAGAAAAAGTCATTGATAAGAACAAGTATGAACTTTCTAATGATGAGTTAGAAACTTTCTATGCAGCTTCTGACCATCGACTTGCAGAAATCACGATGGGCAAACTATACGATAAAATCCCGGCTAGTGTGTGGAAGTATGTTAGATGAAATGGACAAATAGAATTATTATTGGACTAGTTATAGTACTACTCACTCTTGTAGTACTGCTATTGATAAGTACTCTTTACTACAGCACGGATATGAAAATGGAACTAGGTTCATTGACAGATTGGATCATTGCGGGTGCTAATGTCGCAATGGCAACAACAGCCGTTATATCTGCCATATTGTGGTTTAACCAAAAAGCCAAACTTAACACTCTAGATATATCTCATAGGCTAGCATTTGATTTTGAAAATCACCTTTGGACAATCAATGAAAGGTTATATTCTAACATTTTATTTAGGAACAAAATTCTTGATGATATTAAGAGTGAAAATTTGTCGCAAGCAGAGGTAAGATCTCTGATATTCAAAGAGATAAGTAGAAAAACTACAACAGACCTGTCAGAAATTGCATACTTATATAGTAGTATAAGAAAACTGGAAAGACACAACGTAAATATCAAGCCAATATTGAAAGATGTATTCAATGATATTCTAAAAGCAAGGCTGGACTACCTCAATAGCCATTATAGATACCTTCACGAACTCGCCTTTTCACAAGATAACTTGGAAAGTGAGAAAGTAGTTTCCATGAAGAATATTCTTGAAGAAAAAAAGAAAGTTCTTTCTAATATATTTGAGAACAAGCTTGCCAAGCTCGATATTAACAAAGATTACGAATTCAACCCAGCAAAATGACATTAAGGGCATAGACATATGCCCTCGAAGTTAAACTATTAGACTTTCTTTTTAGCTCTTGATTCGGCTTTAATCAACACAGCCTCATCGCCATTTTTGTTCCATACTGTTTCATTTAAGCCCCAATGTATCGAGTAAATCTTCACACCTTCATGTTCATAGACACTATCATTACCTTTACAAGTATAGAGAATTATTAAATCCCCATCATTCAAAGTAATTGCGGTTAGAGAGTCAAAATCGAATACGTGACGCAGTTTATTAGATACAGTACCATCACTATGATAAGTACTGTCAGACAGCAAATAATGCCAGATATGAATTCCGTTTGAACTTGCACGTAGTACTATTCTTTCTCTTGAGAGATCCCCGTGATCCTCAACATAAGATATATCAAGACTCATTTTTACTCTCCAGAAGGCTTTTTGTGTAGTGCACAATAATTTTATTACTAATCATTTCCTGAATATAATATAATCAACATCCTCATCAGAGCGAGGATTTTTAGGGTGTGTAAGGATCAGTTCGTAGTTGTCGCGTATGTTACGGTAAAGGTTAGTAAATTCTACGCACCATGAATTACTAGTCCGTCTCGCTTCCCAGTTACCATTTTCATTCTGCTTCAGTTTGTAGCTTGGTGAGTCAAAATCAAGGAATTCGCTCATATCGCTAACCTCAGTTACATGCCTACAATTTCAAGCTATCACGATATTATATTCTTGTCTATAGACTATAAATTGCTCACTAATCTTTTAACTAATTCTTTTGAGTTTTTAACCTTGTGTTCCTTCCCTTGAATATCAAGTACTGTAAAATCTTCTAGATAATAAACCTCCCCTTCATCCTCATTCTCTATTAGCATATCACTCGATATTTTCAATACCACCCTTTCCTTTTCTTTTAATAATATGCCGCTCTCCTTATACATATGACTCTTCATTCCATTTTCATAGTGCCGCCTAATACCTTCAATAACGGCGACTCTCTTGCCTATATTAACTATTGCAACTTCAATTTCATATGGAGCCTCCGAGAACGAGTCAGATATACTGCGAGCAGTGATCAATAGTCTTTCTTTATCACGGATCGCTGTTCTTGCCGAAAAGAACAATGCTGTACCTGCAACAATAAATGATAACGCACTAAAACTAATAGTAAGTAAATCCTTATACTCCGTTGCGAAACCTGCCATTTTTTAGCCCTTTGTTTCTATTTTGCAGTACTTTATCATATCGCGATTAAGCCCTGCCACCATCAAGTACTAACTCGGCCATTGAACTTTCCGACGCCGGACGGGGGCGACGACTTGTCTTTTCTACTAACTGGGTTTTCAGTAGTTATTTAAGGGCTTTAACAGCCCGATCCCTAGACAAACGAAGTGCGTCAGTTACTAATAAGGCAGTTATTTTGAGGCAGTTAGTACTTTCATGTCGGCGAAGCAAGACTCAAAAACTCCGCGTTCTTTTCGACTGAAAGGAGAAAAAACGCAAGTTTAATCCCTATTAATTTTTTCTTAGTTAAGCGAGGAACGAGCTTGACTACGACAAGTTTACTTGGCGATTCTTTATTATAAAAATTCGAATGAAGAATAATATTAATATAAGGTCGCAAGATGCGAAGCAACAATACATTTTGTGCGTAAATCATTGATATACATACTATATTTTGTGTCATCATGCGAGGTAAAAACACCATCTTGCGAAGTAAACACCCATCTTGCGAAGTAGGTGGTCGCAACATAAAGTAAATCACTTCGCATCATCAATCAGTTTTTGAAGTAATTCAATCATTTCTTGAGCAGATCCACCGTCATTGTATAATTTGTCGAGTTGATATTTCTGTACTGTTGTTGGATAGTAATGACCATCCTTTGAATTTTTGAACAGTTTAATGCCTCTAGAATGGGCATCAGTCATTGATGACGATAGCTGTTTAGTGATAGTTAGAAATTTGCGAACCGTGTGTTCTGTCGGGGGAGAATCACCACTAGTTTTCCCGTAGTAGTGCTGGAGCCAGTACTTCACCCTATCCCTACTAATTTCAGTACAATTAAACAATACATAGTAAACTTTCTCTTTTGGATATCCTTTTTTACCGGCACATTTACCGATAATATCAATAACAATAGCTTTACCTTCAGTAGTAAGATCTGAATACTTAGAATTATTACCAGCAATACTAATAAATTTTGAGTTATCTGTTTTTTGTTGTTTTCCAGCCATTATAAATACCTTGTTAGTTTAGATAAGCCCCTTCGCACGGGGCTTCTTTTATTGTGTTTCGCGATTGTTATTGTAATCGCATTGGATACTATCCCTGACTTCAATTAGACGTTGAACCACTCGACCATCAAGACGATGGTCAAATGCAAACTCGCGTAGAACGTTGTTGATCTCTTGAATCTTCCACTGTTGCCACTGCCTGTGTGCATCTATTGCAGTTTTGAAGTTCTTATATTTTTGAATTCCATTAACTTTACACGTTGCTCGATAGTACTTTATTTGATGAATACTGACACCCTTCGGCAATCCATTAGTACTTCTATCGTTCATAAGATTATTAATCTTGGTTGGAATCCAAACGCATTTATCCGGGTGATATTGCTTATTACCTGCAACTAACCAGTCCTTATCGATGCACCAGCCCTCAATATGAGTCTCTAGCCACCAGCTAGCGAATTTACTATAGGTCAACCATTCTATGCAGACAGTCGCCCTTTTTCCAACTGTCTCCGCTTTTAGACGATTCTCCCACGCTTGCTTGCATTTCTCTCTAATTTCAGGTGTTAGTCCCATCTCTTGTTGTTTTTCAATATCGTTTGCTAAGTCATTCGTGCCAATCTCAGCTACTAGTTTATTTCCCTTTTTCATTTTCAAAATCCATTTATACTTGGATCGCAACGTCCGTGTGATCCCCCTTTACTGCCTACCTACTACTTCTTGTCACCTCCTAATATTGCATACTGGTTAATCAGATAAACCATCGCCCCGCTTTGAGTCTTTGCTTTACCTGCATCAACGATCTGTTGTAAGTACTGCATTTGCGTTTCATTGAGACGCACGTTAATTTGTTTGTTCTTTTCCATTTGCTATACTTTCCTTATGTTTTTAAGTGTAAAAAATCCCCCACTGTAACAGCGGGGTAATTTGCTTCTTTGGAGATATTTATTAAATCGAATGAAATACGTTACCTAATGCAATTCCAATCTTTTCATTTTGGAACACAAAAGCAATTGTACTTTCATCATCTGTATTTAGTATTTTCACATCATAAAGCGTGAATAATGCAAGCCAAAACACACTATTGAATTGATCAATATCTTCGGTAAGTTCTAAATTGTTGTCTTGCAAGAATCGTAGTATCTCATTTACGATAATCAAATGTTCCGGTAGATCTGGAAATAGTACTTTTGCCAATCCACATGCAGTAATTAGATTAAGCTTGGACAT